GGGTTACTCTTGGCATGGAATTGTAGTTTGGTAAAAACCTTCTCCACATTCTCATTCTCCACCACCAAGTTAATTGGTCTTCCGAAGTCACGCCGGATCCGTTACCGTGGTCGGAATACTCGTAATTGCCTGGGTCACCCCCGAAGTCTAGTGGGGCATTTCCGCCCTCAATCAATGCCGGGGCAGTAGCGTCAACTCTAGACCTAACGAAATAATGATAAGGACGGCCCGTATACATTTTAGCTGATACTGCCTGATCCGAACCTAGCGTTGGCCTATCTCCCGCCCCACCCATCGTTGGGTTATGGTGGAAAGCCATTGTTGCAGGATTATTTCCTCCAATTAAATATCTTTCCCACCATCGCTCATTTATATCCGTTGCTCCCCCTACAGGTGGCCCTATACCAGTCTTGGCATAAGCGGGATCCCCACCCCCATATCTCAACCAGTAGTTGTCATAAATAACACTAGTTCCATCTACGCACTTAGATCTCCATCTGTAAGGTTGTAAAGTTCTGTTGCTACAGGTTATTTCAGTGGTGTAAGTCTTAGTCCCTTCAGTTATGATACTTGACACGACTTCCGTAGTGTGAGGAGTTCCAGCAACCGCTGATAGGGGTTCCCAAGCAGAATTTTGCCGCAGGATAAATGCAGTCCCGTTGCTGCCCCTCATTACTCTATTTTCACCGTCTACAACATAGTATAGAGGAGTGCTGCTTGGTGCTGCCAATACTGGCGATATTAATGTATATTCTAATGGATTATCACTTACTGGAACTACCATAATTAAGGCCAGCCTCTAACTGGATAAGTATTACTAACTGCTACTTCATTATATATGCTGGACGATGACAGATTTTCACATTTGCTATATATAGGCGGAATATTTGTGTAATCTGGAATTGGAACATATTGGAGCGAAGATGGAATTAATCCTAGCGGGAAGAAGTCTCCAATATTAAATCCTTGGAATGCTATGGGCATATTAAATCCAGATCTATCGTAAAAACCTTCCTTAGGCAATATAAATTTAAAATCCCTTCGTCTGTGGCTTCTTCTTGGAAGAATTGCCGTTACACCCCCAGGCGAAGTTAATGGGTCAATTATGCTATCTACCGAAGTTCTTCCAAAAGTTTCTACCGACGTAGGTGTTATCCCTCGCTTGTAAGATGACATCGCTAAAGCCGATGCAGCATACCCAGCGAATACGGCCCCGCTAGAATAACTAACTTGGGCGTAATCAGATTTTCCAACTGAAACTATAGGGATTACATCCTCATCAAAAGTCCCTTGATAACTATCCTCAGTGGAGGTTCTAGCAATTACATCTGGGACTGTCTTGGCTGGAGAAAAATCTTTAATTGTCTGAGAAACTATAGATAGGACATCTTTAGAGTCTGCCTCTAATGATGATTTTCCGAAATCAAAAGAAGATGTGTCTAACAATACTTGGAAGTGTGAGGACTTTCCATTCCAAAGAGAAAGATACTCAACTCGATTATTTGAAATATCCTGGATAACGGAATCCCAGTTTGGTGGATACTCCGCGCTCGCCGTAAACATTAGCCAGCTATTTTTTAATCCAGAATCATCAATCGAGAGAATTGTCTTGTTTCGTATGAATTGTCCGACAGAAATTGCTAAGTCCTCATTAACCCCAAAGCATAATAACTTATCTTCGATCATGTCAATCATTTCATTAGTTATCATGACTCTCGTATAATAAGGAATCTCTTCAAATGGAGGAACTTTATGATCCTTGCCACGGTAGTTAAATATGAAACTTCTGCTTGACAGTCTAAAGGGTTCGTTTCCTAGTATGAAATTATTTGGGAATGCGTATACTATGTCAGTAATAATTTTATCTACGCAATGCCTAATATTTTCATCCATGCTACTGAATGTATATTCGCAACCTAAATCTCTAGCGGTAGCCGTAGTCCAAGTAGTGAAATTCTTTAGATACTCTGATCCGGTGGCTAAAGCATATTGAATTATAAATGGAACATAAGATTCCCACAATTCAGATATTTTCGAACTTGCATCAAATACGTCCTCTCCGAAAATAGAATCGGCCACTAGCTGCACTGATTTTTTAGTTCCAACTGATTTGTAGATATCTACTGCATTCGCTAGCTGTAGCCTCCACCTATCTGGCTCTGACCCGAATAGTTTCCACCCGATTAAATCTGCTAATAACGGCAAATACTCATCTGGGCATTCATTAAGGTCATTCAAAGATTCCAGCCTATCTATCTGGTTTGAGTAATCAGCAAATGCAAAAGAGAATGCCTTTAAAAGTTTTAAGAATGGGCCTTGAAGTTTTTTATCTGTAAGCAAAAATGAATTTTGCAAATAATCTTCAATAGCATTTTTTACTCTTAGATCTCCATCATCAATGTAAAGTGGGGAATAAACTACATCTATTAAAGTTAATAACCTATCAAGCTGCTGAGTTCCACTAGTCCAGGTAGAGTCCAGAGAATTAACATTTGGCACGTAATCAGCAGGTAAAACTCCTAAAGCTGACCACGACTGCGTAGTATAATTTCTCCATAGGTAATTTGTAAGACCCTTCATGCCATCATTAGCCAACACTGGTTGCCCATTATACAGTTTAAATACTAAAGCGTCATGAACATATGCAGAGGGATTGTATGCCAGTGAAGGAGGTCCGCTAAGATTTAAGAAGTATAACCAAGATAAATTTGTTATCAGGTAGTTATGATTTGCACTGGCTGACTCTCCATCCAAGAAATCTAGAGTTGGGCCGTTTAACCTTATTCCGGGCAGCAACGTGTCATTTAAATAATCAGAAAACTCTGAGCTTGAGTTAAAATCTCTAAAAGATTTATTTAATGGAATTAATATTTTTCTTTCAAAATCATTTATATCAAAATTAGTTAAATCATTTTGTTTTATGAAAAACTTTGAAATTCCATCTGCGGTGTTGATACCACTAAATGTAGTTCCAGGTATTGCACTAACATATAGTATTGAACTTATATTTCCAATAACATTTAGATGCGAGTTTATTACCTGATCAATTACATCAATCTTCTTATCTTTTAATGCATAATCCTCTTCAAAATACATAGACGGAACTACGTATTTTAATATATCACTGTAATTAGATTTGTGATATTGACGAGTGTCTATGAATTTGATTGGATTAGACATAGTATACGTTTAATGTAAAGTTATTTAGCTGAATAATCTCATTGAAGTTTAATTTAATAGATTCTGGAACATTATCAATTGTAGCAAACCTAACTTCCTCTACTTCAAATATTGAATACATTAAATCTTGTGGATTGAATTCTTTGCCGAAGTCGGTGTTGTCTACGTTAAAGAATTCTTCTATCTTAGCTCTAACTTTAGCTTTAATGCTATTTTCAGAATATTCATACTTCTTATCTAATCTCAAAGATATCTGAAGATCTAGTGTCCTTATCAGCCCATCAACAACAACAACTTCATCTGTGAGCATTTTCTTATCTTCCATAGATTGGACTAACTGGCGTTTAAACTCTGGGGTTGCCTTTCTTAGCTGGGTATTGTTAGCCCGCTCTAGGACATAAATATCTATGATGTTTGCGGAAGAGTAAGCTCTTCTTGTTACTGCTGTGGCTTTTCCTACAGAACCATAAGAGGTTACATAGCTATTAATAAACGCTTTGTAATCATTGAGGGTAACTAATCTGTTTTGAGATCTAAACATCAAAGGCCCATACTTCTTAACATGCTCAATAGTCTCAGCATCGGCTCCCCCAGTCCCTTGGGAAGTATTTTCGACTGTGGCCTGAATGGGCGTGGTGTCCTTGTAAACAACCTGAATTTGGCTGTTTATCAATCCCTTAATTATGTTACCTCTTGTTCCTCCACCAACACGGTATAGGATTGTATATTGATCGCCAACAGCAGGAACTTTTCCAATGTTGTTATCACCGAATACGATTACTCCACCATACCGATCATCGGACAATAGCTGGAAGACTCTATCGTCCGCACCCGATGCAAAGAATATGTTATCTACTTGGCGATACTCTCCGTTAGTGGTTCCTGGGCTTGTTATGAAAGCCTGCACGCTGCCTTCGACCACTGGCGACTGCTCTAGGCTTATGCTCTTCAAAGCCTCTGTATCTACGAAAGTTCCTTGCTGAATTACTAGAGCACCTTCCAATAGCACTAAGTTTGAAAGAACTGTCGTGCTCTGTTTCTCCTGTTCATAAATCTTTATCTCACCGTTTGCGTTAGCGGTATCTATGTCTCCATCTGGAGATATCTTATACAACGTATATGTTGATTGAAGCCCGTCCTCTGGGGAAGTTATAGTTACAACTCTGTTCTCGGGAGATATAGCTACGTAAGATCCTGTTCCTGTAGGGGTCCACGCGGGAGCAGTAGCTAAAGTTAATTTAGCATTTGCAGCGGCTGAAATTGGGCCTTTCATTCTGATCCCTATAAGCTGCATTAAATTTCTGACGCTATCTCTAGATCTGGCTGTCTTTAAAAAGTTTTCATTTGCTAGGTAGTCGGCTTTGTATGACAATACGTGGCCCATGTAAGCCACTAACTCTATAAGCATCATTCCAAAATCTGACTCCGAGAAATAATTATAATCTAAGGGGTATAC